TTTCAATTTCAACTATTCCGCATTATACATTGTCGCCCACTTGTTTTGAAAACACAAACAAAAGATGGCTCATGAGTGATGGAAGAGATCTTCCTGAAGATGAAGAGTGTATGGATAGGCTTCCTGATTACTATGGAGCAACCATAATAGACGTTGTAACAGAAACTTTTGAAAAAAACAGGAGGAGTAGAAATGGATAATATCACAATCCCCGTTGATGATATTGTTGAGAACAAGATATCAATAAATGAATACTTAATACTTTATAATATTGCTAATGGGTTTGTTATTACTGGAATTTTAGAAACCAGCATACAAGCCCTAACGGGATTAGAAAGTAAAGGATTTATAAAAGTAAGTAAAGAAGGTGTTTTTCTTAGAGATAAGGCTAATGTATTCTTTGCAAACAATGACGATTTATTTGTTAAATGGCTCAAGACTTATCCTACTTCTGTTAAAAAGAAGTTTGATGGTAGTAGGGCTTTATCTCCTGCTGATCCAGATACAATTCTAGGTCAAAAGTTGAGAAAGAAATGGGAAAGCATATTCAAGAAGGATACGCAAAAACAACAGTTAGCTATTAGAGTACTTGAACTAGAAGTTAAAGATAAAACTAAATCAGGAGACTTAGAGTACATGGTAGAAGCTACAAGGTGGCTTAATGAAGGGTTTCATGAAAAGAACTCTTATTTATTAGAGCAAGATACGGGTGAAAACCTATATGGAAATGAAGATTATATGTAACAATAATAATAAATCAAAATAATGGAAGAAGTAATAGTAAAAAGAACTAGTAGAGAAACAGCAGAAATTAATAGTAAAGTATGCGATACTATATTAGAGCATAAAGAAGTTGTAAGTAAAAGAGTAAATATATTAAAAGCACAAATTGCACTAATAGAACTTGATTTCTATACATTTAAACAACAGATTTGTACAGACAATCAAGTAGATTATGAATTTATTAATACAATTTTGTCTGGTAGATCTGCAAAAGAGGATTTATTAGAAGATGTTGAAGATGAAATAGAAGATGAAGATTAATGTCATTAGAAAGAAAAAAACCGGTAATAACGGAATCTGAATTAGAAGCTTCTAATAGGAATAAACAGGAAAATAATAAAGTTCTAACTATGATGCTACATGAAAGATGCTGGATAACAGCTATTAATAAAGATGTAGTTAGAGTACAAGGAGGTTGGATTTATAGTGATTGGGATCATCAAGCTGACGAAACGATAAACCCTATTTATATTCCAGACACAAGAGACTATTAATTTAATACAATAAATATGAATGATAATTTTCATGCATCATTAACAAAAGAACTTTGTTTAATATGCACTAAAGAAATGGACGGCCCAATCATAATGAACCAGAAATTAACTCCTGGTGAGGCTAAAAGAGTTAAAGAAATGCACGGTAAGGTCATTGGATTTGCACCAGAACATTGTAAAGAATGTCAGAAAGATCTTGAAAAAGCATTCCTTTTTATTGCATATGATGAAGAGAAATCTGATATGGAACATTTACCAAGAGGATTTTATCGAACAGGTAAAATTATTGGTGTTAGAAAAACTGCTAAACTTGTAACAGAATGGGTGCCAAGTATTTCAGAAAATGCCATTAAGAGTGGGTTTTTATTCACTCCTGAACATATAATGAGAGAACTTGGGCTGATATCTGATGACCCAGAAGTTAATAAGAAGTATAAACAAAAATAGAGAATGAGAAGATTTAGATGTAAAGAGTGTGGTACTAATTACAGTACCACAGGAACAGAAATTCCAAGTACTCCTAAATGGGATGATGGACATGTATGCAATTTGCTAGAAATATATGGTGCTCCAAATCCTCCAGGATTAGATTAATATGGAAGAAAATGAAAAACCAACTGGGAAAGTAAGACAAAGGGTTGACGAATTAAAAAGCATCAAAGTTAAAAAAGACGGTGGTGCAATATTTTGTATTCCATTTGAAAACTATCCTAAGTTAGCACAATCTGTGCCTGGCGTAGTTCCAGGAATGATACAGATGATTACGGCTGCTTCTGGCGTTGGTAAGACTCAAGCAACTAAAGCTCTTTATGTAAGAGAGCCTTTAGAATATGCACTAAAGAATAATATTAATTTAAAAATATTCTATTTTGCGTTAGAAGAATCTGAACAAGAGTTTATAGATACAATGATATGTAATTTTATATCTTCAAGATGTAATATTCAAATGGATTTATTAACTCTTCAGGGATTTAGAGAGAAATCTCTAAGTCAGGACAGAATGGATCTTATTGAATCACATATTGATGATGTTGAAGACTTACTATCTAAAGTTGAAATAATAGATTCAGTATATAATCCGACAGGTATTTATAAATATTGTCGCGATTATGCTGACAAGAATGGTACCCATCATTATGAGAACAGAGAATTTATCAAAAATAAGATTGATAAAGACCCAAAGAGTAAGACATATGGTCAAAAGGTAACTATAAAAGAGATGACTCAAGTTTATAGTCATTATGTTCCAGATGACCCAAATGCGTTTACTATCGTGATTGTTGATCACATGAGCCTACTTACTCCTGAAAAGGTTAAAGATACTGGGCAAATGATGACACAACATCAAACTATGGCTCAATGGAGTACAAATTATGCGTTAAAGCAAATTACAAAACACTGGAATTGGGCTGTTGTTAATGTTATACAACAGGAACAGTCGGGTGAGAAAGAACAATTTACTACCAAGGGAGAAAGTATTCAAAAGAAAACTGAGCCTTCTTTAGCAGGATTTGCAAACAATAAAGAGATTCAACGCGATGCAAAAGTTGTGATTGGTGTTTATTCGCCAGACAGACATGGATTTGATGACTATCATGGTTATGATATAAGAAGATTTAGAGACTGCTTTAGAGCATACAAAATATTGAAAAATAGATTTGGTGCTCCGAATAAGTATCATCATTTCTTATTCGATGGAGCTACTAATAGATTTAAAGAACTGCCTAAATCAGATGAAAGGGATAAAATGGTTTCTTATGAAATTACAGCAGATAGACTATTAGGCAGAATAGCAGCTCCTAGAAAACCTAAAAATTTTGGACAATAATAACTTAATAAAAAACAAATGACAAATTTATTTAAAACAAATGTAGTAGAAAAGCATCAAGAAATTAGTAATGATGCATTTTCGTTATTTAACGAAACACTTAATAAATTATCTAAAGCTGAAGCTTTGGTTAAAGCTGATATTGATTTAGCTGAAGAAGAAATTCAAGCAGCTATCACTAAAAAGAATTCTCTTATTTCTATTAGAAACAAGAATAATACTCTTAGTGAAAATATCAATAAATTCTTTAACACTTTGTAATGAACACATTATATAAAACAGACAGCAAGAATAAGCTTAGATTTCTTGATATAAGTACAGATGGTTCAACCATAGTGCAAGTGTCAGGAGTTGTAGGTGGTGCTCATGTGACTAATGTTACTCAGTGTGAAGGAAAGAATATTGGTAGGTCTAATGAGACTACTCCTGAAGAACAGGCAGTCTCACAGGCAGAAGCTAAATATATAAAAAAGCTTAAAGAAGGATATTTTGAAAGTAAAGATGAAGCAAAGGCTACGGAGGTAATACTTCCAATGTTAGCAAAAGTATTCGGAAAAGAAGAAAGCAAGGTAATATATCCTTGCTTTGCTCAACCTAAATTAGATGGTATGAGAGCTTTAAATAGTTCAAATGGCACATTGATGTCTAGGTCAGGTAATCTCATAACAACAGTGCCTCATGTTCAATTTGGGCCTGAACCAACTGAGATTATTCTTGATGGAGAATTATATGCTCATGGATTAAACTTCCAAGAGAATATGAGAATCATTAAGAAAGTTAGACCTGGTACTATATATGTTAAACATCATATTTATGACATGGTATCTGACAAGCCTTTTGGTGAAAGATATAATGATTTAATGATTTATGTTCAACAACATCCTCATCTAAATTTAGTTGAAACAATGGTTATTCTTAATAAAGAACAACTAATGAAATATCATGCTGATAATATTGGAAGAGGATACGAAGGAACTATTGTTCGTTGGGGAGATGAAGGATACAAACTTAATGGAAGAAGTTCAAATTTACTTAAGTTGAAAGATTTTAGTGATTTAACTTTAGATTTACATGATGTAATACCTTCAGAAGCAAGACCAACACATGGTAAGCCTATCTTTAAATGGGAAGGTGCTGAGCTTAATTTAATGGGTGCAGGATTAAAAATGTCTCATGCTGAAGCTGAAGATTTATTGGAAAATAAAGATAAATATATTGGCAAAAAGTGCGAGGTAAGATTCTTTGAATACTCCGAATATGGAGTTCCAAGACATCCGGTAATGCATGGATTTAGAGATGATAAATAGTATAGGACAAAGATGAAAGAACAAGGAGAAAGAGAGAATCAAGGTAAGCTTAAATGGAGCTTAGTATCATGGAGAGCATTAGCTCCCATGGTACGAGTTCTTATGTTCGGTGCTGAAAAGTATGACGACCATAATTGGAAGAAAGGACTCAAATACACTGAAGTATGTGAGAGCCTTCAAAGACACCTAAATGCATTTATTGAAGGTGAAGATACTGATCCAGAAAGTAAGTTAAGTCATGTTGGACATATATTGTGCAACGCGATGTTTCTTTCTTATATGTTTCTATTCCGTAAAGATATGGATGACAGATATGTAGACAAAAACTTAAACCCTCCAGTAGAAATACCACCATTTGTGGATTTCACAGAGACTGAAGAATTTAAGACATGGTTGTTATCTGAGGGGGGTTTAATAAGAACAAATTACCCTTATGACGAACAAGATATAATAAAAGATATAATAAATGAAGAAGAAGAATAAAGAAGAACTTAATAGTAATAGAGGAATCGGAATGGCGTTAGTTTTAATGATTGGATTATTAGGATCTATTGTGCTTGTTGGATACAGTACATATTATGTAATTAAATTATTTGTAGAATGAGTCAGTATAATTCAAAGAAAGTTATTGTGTTAGACACAAAAACTGAAATTGTTCATATATTACCTTTTGATGATAATGTGGATGACTGTGTTGATGATATGTTAAATGAAATGAATAAGGATGGAACTTTAGATTTCTATGGTATATCACCACCGTTATTTCTTAAGCATATGCTTGTAAACGAATTAACAATTAAAGTTATATAATGGAAAGAAGTACACAAATAAAGGGATATACTCCCTCATTTTTTAGAGGGCTTCTTGCCATAGATTTTGATTTAACTATCTGCATGAGTGACTATCCTAAATTAGGGAATGAGAGATTTAACGCTGGTTATACTATTAGAAAGTTAGCAGGCGAAGGTTTTGGAATTGTCATAAATACATGCCGAGAAGGAATGGCTTTGGCTGCTGCTATCGAATGGTTACATGAAAATAATATTCCATATCATTATATCAATTGTAATTTCCCGCATTTAATTGAGAAATACGGAGCTGATTGTCGTAAGATATCAGCAGATATGTACATTGATGATAAAGGAGTTGAACCTCTTCCAGAGTGGAATGAGATATATTCAATAATAACAGAAAAATTTAGAAAAAATGGCTAAAGTAACAATGGATATCTCCGAGATGAAACTTATGGAGGAGAAAGCAAGATTACTTGAAGAATCTCTTAAAAGAGAAAAAGAGCTTAGTGATAAGCTCGAACTTGCTAATAAAGAGAGAATAGAAACTCTTAAGAATAATGAGAAAAATGTTACTGTAATTAAGAAAGAAACTATTACAAAAACATACACTCCTAGAGTTTCTCATGATGATATCAGAAGGCATTTAAGAAGTAAAATGAGTCAATCACTTGATTATATTATTCAAGAGCTTATGAATTCGCCTGACCCATTTAGAGTTGGTTCTGAACGTTATATGACTAGTCATATGCACGATATGGATAGAAGAGGAATGGGAAGCATGAGTGCATTACGTCACATATTACGTGATAAAGAACATTTGTTTGAACACGTAATGAGAACGATTGATTTTGATACAGAAAATCTACATGCATTATTCTTTCATAAAGAGAAAACTGAAACAAGACAACAGCCTGATGAAATCTTAACTAAAGGTCTTGATGAGGTTAAAGTTGAAATGAAGCAACAAGCTTTTGATGAATTAACAGAGAAAGCAAGAAAAGCTCTACTTGATATACCAGTAATAGCTAAAGAAAGAGATGATGCAACTGATGAAGTTACATTGACTAATAATGAGGTTAAACTGCTTGAAAAGAAACTTTTACTTGCTAGTAAATTATCTGTTGCAAAAGACATTGAGCTTGATAGAGCTTGGAAGGAATACTCTAGTCTTCAAGAAGATACAGTGATAAATAAATCAAAATTGTCCGATATAAATTTTGTTATGTCGAATGAAATCGGTATATTTGCTAACAGAAATAAAGTAAATAAAATAAAACAAATTTTAGAAATATGAGTGATTTCTTTGAGAGAAAAGCAAGTAAAGAAGCGATAGTTCTTCCTGAGCATGTAGAATACGATACTAAGAACTTTGATAATGATATGAATGCTTGTGGAATTACCGATATTGAGGGATTTCAAAACAGGCATAAAGAATTATTTGGAAATCTTATTGTTGATTCACAACAGGAAAATCCAGTTGCAACAGTATGTAAAAAGATAGAAGAAACATTTTCTAAAAGAGAGTTAGCTTTCTTACTGTCTAAAGACTTATTACAAGCAGCATACAATGAAAGCTTAGAACAATTAAAAAAAGATAAATAAATGGCAAACAAAATTTTAGTAACAGGTTATTCAGGAACAGGTAAAACATATTCTTTAAGGGATTTAGATCCTAAAGAGACATTTATTATTTGTCCTGATGAGAAAGCACCTCCATTCAAGGGTTGGAAGAAGAATTACATAATGAAGAATGAGGCAGGAATATTTGACCCAAATACTTGTAATTTTCTTAAGACAACTAATTGGGATAAAATTAAAGCTGCTATGTCTTTTGTAAGTAAGAATAGACCAGATGTAAAAATTGTTGTAATAGATACAATAACTTATGCAATGATTGGAGAATTCATGGAGAAAGCTAAAACAGTAGGTTATGCTAAGTTTACTGAAATGGGTGATAATGTTTATAAGACATTAAAATCTATTGATGGACTTAGAGAAGATTTAACTGTAATAGTTATGGCTCATACAGAAGTTAAGCAATTTAATGGAGTTGACAGAACTGTATTTGGTGTTCCAGGTGGAAAACTAGTACAAGATGTAGTTAAGCCAGAAGGTATGTTCAGTATCATTTTAGAGACTATTGTCGAAAAGAAAGGTAATGACATTGCTTATGGGTTTATGACTCAAAATAACACAACAAATATGGCTAAGAGTCCTGCAGAAATGTTTGGAGCACCTATCATTCCTAATGATATGAAAGCTGTATTAGAATCTGTCCGTAAATACGAAGACGGAGAATAACAATAAACAAAACAATAATTTTAATTTAAACAACAATTTTTTATTATGAATGCAACAATAATTTTTGGAACAAAAAAATTAGGTCAGGTATCAGCAGCTCATATTTCTTCAGAGAAATATCCAGACATCCCAGTTATAACTGTGGAAGGTCAAAAAGGAGCTAAGAAATCAAGAAGAATCTTAATGAACAGCAAAGCTGCTGAGTTATTAGGATGTACAGTAGGTGAAATTCAAGAGATTGTATTTGCTTCTGTTGAAATGGGAGCCAATGCACCAAAGCAAGTATTAATCGCTAATGTTGCTACTCTTCCGAGTACAGTTGATGTTAGTTACAAAACATCAAAGAATAAAGTAGCCTATGATGATTCTAACGAGAAAGGAAAAGCAGTTACTTCTTCTTACGCATGTAATGAGATTTTTACTTTCTTAGGTCTTGAGGATTCTACTAATCTTGAGTTTCAATTAGGCGTATTTGAGTCTAAGGAAATTGAAGCTTATAGTTTAGATGCTGTTACTGGTATTGTTCCTGAATCTATTGAAACAAATAGAGGGGCAATAGCTACTGAAGATGTAGTTACTGAAACTATTGCTGAAGTTAGAAGAGCTGAAGCAAAATCTCCAGTAATTCCTGATACAGTAGATACAGTTGAAGTAGTTGAAGCATTGACTGAAGTTGAGGCTGATTCAGACTGGAGCTAATATAAAACAATATAGGTTAAAGGGATACACCTTAAGTATCCCTATTTTTAAAAAAACAAAAAAACATTATGAGTGGATTTGGAACACAAGTTGAAGTAGGTGAAGGTATTCAAAGAAAATTGTACACTGGAGCTGAAAATTTTAAAGTTGTTGGTGTAAACCCAACAAAAGCAGAGCTAGAGGCTATGTATGGTCGTGAAATTAATTTTGACCCAGAATATATTGGAGTCACAAAAGTTTCAGATAGTGACGGAGAAAGAGAAGTTCCTCAAATTAGATTAGATTTCTATCTTTCTAATGAAGATGAAAGTGTTACAACTAAGTTACAGTTTTATGTAGCAAATACACATCACAAGTCTCAAACAGGAAAGTATAAAGTAATTAATGCTTTTGGTAGAGATACTTGGTTAGATGAAGATGCTATTAAAACTAAACAAGTTCCTGACAATATGCAATGGTATAGTGCCGATGGCGTTAAAGTTGCAAAAAGAGGAGAAGTTGAATTAGTTTCTTTCTTAGTTAATTTATTAAACTTACCATTTAACTTGGATAAAGTTGAAGATAAATCTGAAGCCTATGCAAGTATCAGTAAGGAAGAGTGGGTTAAAATCTTTGCAGGAGACTTTACATTATTAAAGAATATCACTCAAAGCACTAACAACAAAATTGGTGTATTATTGGGTGTTAAGACAAAAGGCGATGGTAAATTAGTGCAAACTACTTTCAATCGTCATACTCTTCGTCAATACATCATTCCAAGTATTAAGAAAGACAATTTCAAATATATCCTTAAGGATTTAGATGAAGCTGTTGCCGCAGGTGCTTTTGGAAATGTTGACTTTGGCCCAAGAGATTTGGCTATTCGTGAGCATGAAATCACTCCTACTGCAATCTCAACAGAGAATGCTAATCAGTTAGACGTATTTGCAACAGCAGAAGCTAGTGCAGATGATACGGATGATGCAAAAGATTGGTTAGACGAATAGATTTTTAATAAGTATATTACTAAAGGGATACATTAATTTGTATCCCTTTATTTTATTAATTTAATTACAAAATTATGTCATTCGGAAAAAATAAAGATCATAAATTATTAGCAACTAGTGACAGAATATTAGAACATATAAGTGATTTGGATATATTCCAATATTATTTAGGTGGACTTCCTCGTAAAGCTATAAGTAGCCCATTGAGAGAAGATACTAATCCTTCATTTAGTTTATTTCATAGTGAACAACATGGAAAAATATTCTTTAAAGATTTTGCCACTGGCGAATCTGGAGATTGTTTTCTATTTGTAATGAGACTGTTTAGTCTTAAAACTAAAATTGAGACATTTAATAAAATTGCCTCTGATTTTGGTTTAGACCAGTTTGAGACTGACTCGTCTTCAAATACTATTTCGAAACGTACTTTTGTAACTAAATCCAACAGATCAAAAAGAATTAAAACTACAAAAGTAAGAATCAGTGTTAGAGTTCGAGAATGGAAAAAGAGAGATAAAGATTATTGGCAGTTGAAATATGGACTTAATAAGTCACAATTAGAATACTGTAAAATACTTCCTATATCTCATTATTTTATAAATGGTTTCTGTTCAGAAGCTATGCCATTAACCTACGCGTTTGTTGAAGAAAAAGACGGCGTACAAACATTTAAAATTTATCAACCATTTGCAGACAAGGAAGATAAATGGATTAATAATAACGACTATTCAACTTGGGAATTGTGGACTCAGATGCCTGAAACAGGTGAGACA